TGGAGAAAACAATCAGAAGATAATAAACAAGCATCAGAAGGTGTATTAGATGACTTGCAACAGAAGAGAATGACGAGTGTTTTCAATGAGTATATGAGACAAGTAGAAATGGCTTATGATAGAATGATTGACGCGGGCATGGCTAAAGAACAAGCAAGAATCATACTGCCATTGAATCAATACACAGAAGTATATTGGACTGCATCTTTTCAAGCAGTAATGAACTTTATAGAACTAAGAAATGAAAAGACATCACAAATAGAAATCCAAGAATATGCTAAAGTGATGTTAGAACAAATGAAAGAAGTATTCCCAAAAACAACTGAGCTATGGTGTGAGGCACATAATTGGGTTTTGTAAAAAAAATTCCTGAAGATTGGAAAGTTGATGCTGACTTTCAACGGGAGAGTCATTATATTTTTGAACCACTCTTTTCTGAAGAAGAATGTGATAAGATTATTTCTATAGGAGACAAGCTGGTAAAAGTAGATGCTACTATTAAAAATGATAAAAACAACGATGTCAATAAAGATATCAGAAACTCACAAGTTTCTTGGTTGCCAGTAAATAAAGAAACAAGATGGATATATGATTGGATTTGGGCTTCGGTTCGAAATACAAATAATTGGAAGATAGACATAAGGGGATTTTGGGAGTGTATACAATACACAGTATATGACTCAGCAGTTGGTACGCCACATTATGATTGGCACACCGATACAGGACCCAATATGAACTATAGAAAAATTAGTCTAACAATACAACTTTCAAATACTGATGAGTATAGTGGTGGTGGATTTGATTTAGAAAGAGGTGGTATGTTGGACACACCTAAGTATAGGGAGAAAGGTCATGCTATTATGTTTCCATCAATACTTAGACATAGAGTATTACCAGTTACAAGTGGTATTAGAAAATCATTAGTTGTTTGGATAGCGGGTCCACATATTAGATGAAAATAGTAGAATCACAAAAAGAATGGGATAGGTTTCTAACCAAATTCAAATCAGAAAGTTCTGTTATCGTTCCAGTTCAATGTGATGATAATAAACATCCTTTAGCAACAAATTTATGTTTGATATATCTTAGAATGTTAGATGATAAAACAGAAGAATACATATTGCCATTCAGACACTCAGATGCTATAAATCTAAACAAAAAATATCTGTATCAATTAAGGACATCACAAAAGGTGTTTACCTATGATAAGAAAAAATTGTTACATCTGATAAAATTAGAGAACATAGACGACATACAGATGAAGAGTTATTTGAATAAAAATATACCAATGCCAATTGATGAGTTGACTACAAATTCTCACGACTATTTCAATAGAGTCTATTGGGGAAAGTCTAACATAAATTGTATAATACCTATTATGAAACATTTGGAGAAGAGTAGGCTTATAGTTGATGAGATAAAAAAGGGTGTATTTGGTAGTATCCAAGATTGCTTTCAAACATATAATAATGATGTTATTCCTAATTTGTATAATATAGAGAAGAATGGATTACAAACCACAAAAGGTATGGTTTATAGTGAATACAATCCTTATACTGCCACTGGTCGTCCATCAAATAGATTCGGTGGTATAAATTTTGCTGCTTTGAATAAAAAAGATGGCAGTAGAAAGAAATTTATTAGTAGGCACGGAGAAGATGGAATTTTAGTAGAAATGGACTATGATGCTTATCATCTTCGACTAATTGGTGAAGTGGTTGGATATGAATTTCCAAAAGGTTCTGTACATAAACATATGTCGAAGCTGTATAAGGTAGGTTATGATGAGGCTAAATCCCTATCATTTCAGTACTTATATGGACATATACCTGATGCTGTACTAAAAAGCAATCCATTTTTCAGAAAAGTGCAAGTATATATAAATGACATTTGGAACTCTTATAAATCGAATAATTTCGTAGAATCTGATATTTATAGTAAGAAGATATACAAAAGTAATCTATCAGATATGAATAAGAATAAGTTATTTAACTATCTTGTTCAATTGATGGAAACAGAAAATAATATGAGAGTACTCACAAAATTATTACCAAAAATAGATGGTTATAAGAGTAAGATAATTTTGTATAGTTACGACTCATTTTTATTTGATGTACATAAAGATGATGGGATGGAGTTTGTAAAGATGGTAAAGGCTGTTGTCGAATATAGAGGTAAGTATCCAGTGAGAGTTTCGAAAGGGATGAACTATCACGAAATGGAAAATTTTACGGAGAAATTATGAATACTAGCATAAATGATATTTTAATTGAATGGGCGTATAGAGTAAAGGATGGCAAACCCAATCCTAAGAGTATCAGAGATAGAATAGTATTAGAATCTGTTCTAAAAGATTTTGGTTGGGATGTAGTTCAGAGAAATGCTCTAATAGAGAATCTAACTGAAGCACCTGATAACAAGCCGTTATCCAAACAAGACAAAGATAAGATAAAGAAGATGGGTCTTATATGGAAAGGTAAAGGTTATGGTAAAGAAAACGAAGAGGGTATTCTATATAAGAATGTAGATGGTAAGTTGGTTGCTGTGGATAAGAAAGGTGATGAGAAAAAGGATGATGATGCGGGTAAGTTAGATAAGAAGTCGGATTTCGAAAGAGACTCAGACCCAAACAAAGGCGCTTCTGCTGACTTTCAAAGAGATGGTGGAGAGCGTGATGATAGTAAAGCTGAGACTCAATCTCAAGAAGTAGATAGGTCTAAATTTGATAAAAAACAAAAGATTTATAAAGACGCTCCTAATGCCAGAACTCAAGAAGAAGGATTAGAAAGTTTGAATGCTGGAAACTTAGATTATGTAAATGAATACCAAGACGAAGTTGAGAGGAATAGAGAAAGGGGAATAGCTGGTATGGGTGGTCCTGTTGCTAGTGAAGGAGAGTCAAAGTATTGTAAGGGTGCTAGTCAAGATTTAGATAAATGGTCTGAAGATAACAAAGAAAAGATTGATGAAAAAGAAAATGAAATTAGGGATAAGAGAAGAACTGCTGATGAAAAAAGAACTGCTAGACAATTAGGATTAGCAGAAGATGATGAAGAATTTATCAGATACCTGGCAGAAAGAGAAGTTTGGGCTGAGGAACAATTAGCAACTGTAAAGGAAGACAAAGACAGTGTATTATATAAAAAGGGTAAAAAAGGTTTCGGTGACGCCACAGTAGGTGGTAAAAAAGATCCTGAGGGTGCTTATAAAGCTTGGATGAGAGTTGCTTTTGATGGTGCTAGAACTACACAGGCTGCTTTGAGAGACAGTGACTTGGACACCACAAAGGAACATAGGGTTGTTCAATCTACACCAGAGCTAGACGATGTTGTAGAAGCTCACTTGGAAGACAAAGTAAAAAATGCGGAATCGGAAGAGGATAAAAAATACTACAAACGACAACTGAAACTATTCAGAAAGTTCAGAGAATATCACGATACATTTGCTATAGGTGTCGATAAAGATGGTAGAACTTGTATAGTAAGTATCTCAAATAAAAAAGACGACCAACTTAGAGACCCACAGAATAACACTACACCAGCACAGAGACTTAGGATAATGAAAGAACAGATGGGTGAGGAAGTTGCAGAGAATGTGGCAAATGTAATTGATGAAGGTATTGCTAGAGTTTCTAATGCACAGGCAGATACTGTAAAGAAACAAACCAGTATGAAAATTACAGATGAGGTTGTAAAGGCTTGTACTGAAGATAATATGGATAAGTATATTGGACAATTAGACGATAAGGCTGGTGATACTAGAACAGATAAGTATGGGAAAAAGATGGGTGCTTGGTTAGAAGGTCCTCCAAAAAGAGATTGGCCTAGTGGAAATACCGAAGCAGATATGAAGAAGAAGTTAGAATTAATGCAAGAATTTGCTCAATCAAAACTATTTGATAAGGATGGAAATAGTAGATTAGATGAGAGAGAAGATGGAACTTACTATTTAGATGACGATGGTAATTATGTAAAGATAAAACATCTTGGACAAATTGGATTACCATACGAACCTTTTGGAAAAATTTCAGTAAAGTTAGGACAATTTGAAGTAAACGATGAAGTAATGGGTATAAAAAAGGCTGAGTCATCAACTGTTGAAGATACACATACAGAAGTTGTTGGTTCATTGTTCGAAGCTGACGCTGATTCTGATGGATATGATCCTGATAAAAGACCAGATGCTGATAACGGTCCCAATACTCAAGGTTACATTGAAGGTGTTTTAGGTTCATTACATATAAATTCCTACATTGATTTAGATGATGGTGACGATGATAAAATGCTGATACAGATGGGAATCAACGGAGTAAAACCATCTATGATTAGACAATGTACTGCCGAACAAAGTGGATTCAAAGGTGATGTAAATACACCTGATGGTAGAAAAGGACTAAAAGAACATCTAAGGAAAAGGTGTAGAGTTACGCCTGGTGGAGAAAAAGTTTCAATTGTAAATGAGGGTAAAGAAGTAGAGTTATTTACAGACCAATGGAGAACTGCTGGAACTGCTCAGAAGGTTGCCAGTTATTTTGGAAAAGGTATGAGGGACTGTCTACAAGGTAAGGCGGCTAAATAATATGAGAACACAATTACTTTGCACATTCTCAACCAGAGATAGACTGGATGATATTCTTGAACTCATTATAGAATGTAATGATATTTTATATGATAAGGTTTATGTATTCCAAAATCTATCAGAACCTAATCAGATGATTTGTACCTACAATGTAATGTATGAGGATGATTATGTGGCAGAAGAAATACCAAACACTATATCACTACATAGAAAGAAACAGACAAACACACTGTATTCCATCAACGCACTAAACGAAGTTATCAGAGACTTGAATGGTGGAGTATTGGATAAGAGATTTCCTGTACCTTGGGAAGAATATAAGAACTCATTATTACTAACAAATGATGCTGGACTAAATAAAATTCCAACAAAATTGCACAAAATAATAGACACCAAAAACTTCGGAGAGGTCTAAAATAAAATTGTATTTCACTTTGCTGAGTGATATATATTATAGGTTACACTTAGTAGTAACTACAAATTAAAAAATAAATAATAATATAGGAGAATAACAAATGGATATTAGTTCAATTCGTAAAAGACTGAATCAGCTTCAGACAACCAATAATAGGACTTCGAACCTATGGAAACCTCAACCAGGAAAACAAATCATAAGAGTTTTACCTTACAAACACAATAAGGATAATCCTTTCATTGAGTTGTTCTTTCATTTCGGTTTGAATAACAAAACCTATTTATCACCAATCTCTTTTGGTCGTCCTGACCCAATCGAAGAGTTTGCTCAAAAACTAAAAACAAGTGGAAACAGAGAAGAGTATCAAATGGCTCGTAAGTTAGAGTCAAAGATGAGAACCTTTGCTCCTGTAATTGTTCGTGGTGAAGAGACTCAAGGTGTAAAGTTTTGGGGATTTGGCAAAACAGTCTATCAAGAACTACTTTCTGTAATTGCAGATCCAGACTATGGTGATATTACAGATGCTATAAATGGTCGTGATGTTTCAGTTGAGTTTATTACTGCTGAAGAAAGTGGGGCTTCTTTCCCAAAGACTTCAATTCGTGTAAAACCAAATCAGAGCCCAATCGTAGAAGATAAAGCTCAGTTAGAAAATCTTTTGGAAAATCAAAAAGATATTACTGAGTTATATCAAGAAAGAACCTACGAAGAACTCACAGAGGTTTTGAATGAATGGTTGAATCCATCCGAAGAATCTACTGATACAGATGATTCTAAAGAAGCAACAGCTACATCTGTAGTTGCTAGTTCAACAAAAGTTGAAGACGCAAGTGCTGCTTTTGATGAGTTGTTTAGTAAGTAAATAAAATAACGAGGGTGGCTATGGTTTTTATAACCACTGCTTGATTTATCCTTTTCATCTGGTGCCACCCTCAATTTTTTCGTAGGAGAAATATATGTCAGTAAAAGACGATTTGGCTGGGGTTTTAGCGGATTCCCTAAATAAAAAATTCAAAGATTATAAGGTTGCATACTTCTTAGATGGTGCTCAAGAAACACCAACAGATATCAAAGAGTTCATTTCAACAGGTTCAACAATGTTAGACTTAGCAATTTCAAATCGCCCTAATGGTGGTATTGCAGTTGGTAGGATTACAGAACTGAATGGATTGGAGAGTAGTGGTAAATCATTAGTTGGTGCTCATCTATTAGCTGAAACTCAAAAGAAGGGTGGAGTTGCTGTTTATATAGATACAGAGACAGCAGTAAGTGAAGATTTTCTACAAGTTATAGGTGTCGATATAAACAATATGTTATATCTACATTTAGAAACAATCGAAGATGTTTTCGAAGCTATCGAAGAGATAGTAACAAAAGTTAGAGAATCAGACAAAGATAGGTTAGTAACAATCTTAGTTGATTCATTAGCTGCTGCTTCTACAAAAGTAGAATTAGAAGCTGACTTTGATAAAGATGGTTGGGCTACTTCAAAGGCTATTATCATATCAAAGGCTATGAGAAAGATTACTCAGATGATTGGTAGACAAAGAGTTGCTTTGGTATTTACTAATCAGTTGAGAGTAAAGTTAGGTGCTATGTTTGGTGATCCTTATACTACTTCAGGTGGTAAGGCTCTTCCATTTCACGCATCAACTAGGATTCGTTTGAAGAACAAAGGTCAGATAAAAGATACCAAAAAGAATGTTATTGGTATGACTATTCTGGCACAAGTAATCAAAAACAGATTAGGTCCTCCACTTAGAAAAGCTGAGTTTCCACTCTACTTTGAAAGTGGTGTAGATGATGAAGGTAGTTGGTTGCATGTCCTCAAAGAACATAAGATTGCAAAAGTTGGTGGTGCTTGGTATACTATGGAAGATCATGAAGGTAATGAAATCAAATTTCAATCCAAAGATTGGTCTGAAAAGTTAAAAGATCCAGAATTCAAAGAACATTGTTACAAATTGATTTGTGATAAGGTTATATTGAAATACACTAAAGCTGATTTAGGTATCGATGATGTAGAGATAACTGATGAGGTTTTAGGTGACGACTAATGCGAGATACCTTTCTATTCTCGATGAGATAAAGAAAAAAGGTGGTAGTACTGAGTCAGAAAATCCTGACGATAAAGTATTGGTTATAGATGGTCTAAATACATTCATAAGATGTTTTAGTGCTATACCAACTCTCAATGATGACGGAGCTCATGTTGGGGGAATAGTTGGTTTTCTAAGGTCAATCGGATATGCTATCAAAACAATTAGACCCACCAGAACCATTATTGTATTTGATGGTAAGGGTGGGTCTAATCGCCGTAAGAAATTATTTCCTGAGTATAAAGCTGGAAGGAATATGTCTAAGAGATTGAATAGGACATATGATTTCAATAGTAAGGAAGATGAACATCAATCAATGCTTCTACAGATAACTAGAGTAGTAGAGTATTTAGAATTTTTGCCAGTAACGACAATTACTATAGGTGGCATAGAAGCTGATGATACGATGGCTTATATCACTAAACAAATTCTAAAAACATCTAATATAGTTCTAATGTCTACAGACAAAGACTTTCTACAATTAGTAAATCACAGAGTTTCAGTTTGGTCACCAACAAAAAAGAAGATGTACGATCCTCCTAAAGTTTTAGAGGACTATGGTATACCATCTCATAACTTTGCTGTATACAGATCTATTGATGGAGACAAATCTGATAACATAGATGGAGTTCGTGGGTGGGGTTTGAAAACTATTCAAAAAAAATTACCACTTTTACTCGAAGATAAGATACTTACTATACGTGACATTATTGATGAAGATGAAAAACTCAAAGAGAGTGAGGAGTTATTGAAACGAAATTATACTTTGATGCAATTAGAAGAAGTAGATATTAGTATGTCTGCTAAAACTAAAATAATTGATAAAGTCAGAGAACCAATAAACAGACTCAATAAACTAAAGTTTCAAAAGAGTTTTATCGAAGATAGGTTATTTGCCACACTACCAAATATGGACAGCTGGCTAATTCAATGTTTTGGTAAATTGAATGAGATGGCAGGAAAATCAGATGGGAAGGCATAAAAAATATAACTCAGAAGAAGAAAAGAAAGAAGCACAACGAAGATGGTCTATGGACTATTACAAAAAGAACAGAGCAGTTCTTCAGGCAAAAGCTAGAGAACGCTATCGCAAAAAAAGACAAATGGAACTAAAAGAAAAACAAATAAAAGAATTATATGGCGAGTGAAAATTTTAATCAATTTGGTCCTTCCTTTCAGGCCAAAATAATATCATCACTTTTATCAGACAATAAATTTATACAAACTATCAATGACATATTAGAACCTGACTTTTTTGATTCAGATGCTAATAAGTGGTTGACTAAACAGATAGCTAAATACTTTATGGAGTTTAGAAAAGCTCCTACTTTAGAAGTATTGAAAATCAAAATCAATCAGATGGATGATGAGATTCTAAAAGTATCTGTTGTAGAAAATCTAAAGGATGCTTGGAGAAATATAGAAGCTACAGACTTAGAGTTTGTAAAACAAGAAACACTAGGTTTCTGTAAGAATCAAGTTATTAAAGAATCAATCATGCAATCAGTAGACTTATTGGAGCAAAAGAAATATGATGAGATAAAGGTTCTTATCGATGCTGCTATGAAAGCTGGTAGTGAAAGAGATTTAGGACACGACTATATTATATCTCTAAACGACAGACTTACAGAATCAGTAAGAGATACTTTACCTACACCTTGGGATTCCATTACAACTGTTATGGATGGTGGATTAGCTGGTGGTGAGTTAGGTGTATTAGTTGCACCCGCTGGTATCGGTAAGACTTGGTGTTTACAATCTTTAGCTGCTCACTTGGTAAGACAAGGTAAAACTGTAGTTCATTATACATTAGAGTTGAATGAGGCTTATGTTGGTTTGAGA